GGGATGGACGTCTCAGTCAACCTTCACCCGATGCAACAAATCCCACTTCGTGGAATTGTGCCGTGTTCACTGCGCCAGCTCCAACTGGCGAATATCGCACAGCGGCCCCAACCGTTCGCGGAACGCAGATAGTCGATGCCTGTGCAGCCAAAATCGGCCAGTCAACCGTTGTAAATTTCACCGAAGGTTACACCCGTACAAACGAGGAAGGCGATCGTTCTGCGGTGGGTCCTGTAAACACGCCTCCAGCTTCCGGGGAAATGTGTTCGGCAGGTTGCAAGGTTTCCGCGCAAACTTCTGGACCTGGCGTTCAACCTTATGTTAGTTCTGTCCCAACAGCACAGGGCTTATTTCGTCGCTCGTTAGACCTTCCTGCTCAGCACCTCGGCATCGCATGTACTGGTGGTGCCGGTGGTTCGAGTGTTTTTGGTGGTGATGGTGGAGCAGGTACAACCGGTACTACCGTAGCCGGTTCTGGTTCTATCCCCGGCGGTGGCGGTGGAGGTTCCGAGAATGCTAACTCTGGTGCTGGCGGGCGTGGTGAACTATGGGTGGTTGTACTATAAATGAAAATTACATGGACTAAAGATCAACTAAAAGACACAAGAGGTTATCCACTCACTCAGTCCCTATTCCTAGAGATTGGTTATAGTGACTACGCAGTGTTTACATTCAATCACGAGGAGAAGGTGTACAACGGTAAGAAGTACCCCTCTCTTCGTGAACACTATCTAGATATCGCTGATCCGACAGAATATCAGTTCGCTAAACAATGTCTCTTAGGTTGGGATCATTGGTAGCGTATTTGTGAGAACGTCTTAGTGAAAAAGGAAGTAGATAAGTGGCGTGAGGAACTGGAAGTGGCTTTGCGAAGCGAAGGAATTCTTTCAATCATCGACGCTAGTGAAACTAACTTCCAAGCTTCAAAATGGTTAGCTGATAAAGGCTGGCACAGAAACGGAGCTGGTCGTCCTGTCAAGGCAGACATTGATCGTGAGAAGCGTATTGCTGAGCGTATCAATGGTGACTTTAAGGCTGACATTATCAGAATGGATAAATTCAAGAAATGACATGGTATCAAGAGGCACTCGCCGTATTAAAGCAAATGCCTCGTGGGGCCAAGGAAATTCGAGAACGTGCTCTAGCTGATTTGAATTACTTTGCGACATTAGTGAACCCTGATTATATGTATGGGGAAATTCACCGTGACATCTACAGATGGATGGAAGAGTATACACTCTTCGGTCGGGGTACACTAACTAGCAACAAACTTATTATGCTCCCACGAGGACATCTAAAGAGCCATATGGTCGCTACATGGTGTGCATGGATTATCCTGCGTCATCCTGAAGTAACTATTCTTTACCTATCAGCTACGGCTGAACTGGCTGAAACTCAGCTCTTTGCAATTAAGAATATCTTAGCGGGTAATATCGTTTCTCGCTATTTCCCTGAATATCTAAACCCTCAAGGTGGTTTGCGGGAGAAGTGGTCTGGTCGTAAGATTATCATCGACCATCCGGCCCGTGCCAGTACGCGTGATCCTACGATTGCTACAGCAGGTCTAACTACCAACACTACTGGGTGGCACGCAGATATTATTGTAGCTGATGACTTAGTTATCCCTGAGAATGCGTACACTGAAGAAGGTCGAGAGAGTGTTGTCAAGAAGACATCACAGTTCACATCCATTCGTAACCCCGGTGGGTTTACAATGGCCTGTGGAACTCGATACTTCCCTACCGACATCTACTACACTTGGAAAAACCAAATCTACAACATCTACAGTGATGAGAATGAACTCATTGATCGCAAGATGGTTTGGGAAGTTAAAGAGTATAAGGTAGAGGTCGATCAAGTATTCGTATGGCCCCGTGTAGTAAATCCTAGAGATCAGAAGGCTTATGGCTTTGATCGTAATATTCTAGCTCGAATTGAGGCTGAATATAATGACAGAGTCCAATTTCACGCTCAATATTACAACGATCCAAACGATCCTGAGTCTAATCGTATCAGCAGAGACAGGTTCCAGTATTACAACGTTCGCTTCTTGAAGAAGGAAGGTGGTAGGTGGTTCTATAATGGCAAGCGTTTGAATATCTACGCTGCTGTAGACTTCGCGTTCTCCCTTAGTAAACAGGCTGACTATACGGCTATTACTGTTGTCGGTGTTGATAGTGATGGAATGTATTACGTCCTTGATATTGACCGCTTTAAGAGTGATAAGACGTACGAATACTTCCAACATATCGCAGAACTACACTCCAAATGGAGGTTTCAGAAACTACGGGCAGAAGTAACTGTAGCACAGCAGGTAATTGTTAATGCTATCAAGGATTATGTCAAACAGGAGGGTTTAACCATTTCTATTGATGAATTTAGACCATCCCGTGTTGAAGGTAGCAAAGAAGAACGAATTGCTGCGGCTCTAGAACATCTGTACCACGGGCAGAAGGTATGGCACTTTGAGGGTGGATGGACACCAATTCTAGAAGAAGAACTTGTCCAAGCTCGTCCTGCACATGATGATATTAAAGACGCACTAGCTTCGGCTATTACTATTGCTGTTAAACCAGCAGGTTCAAGAGGTAGTGCTATAGCTGAGTTCCTAACTATGGGTGGGACACAAAGGTCTAAATTCGGGGGTGTGGCCTTCAGGTGACTAGAGGTGTAAAACCAGATGGATATCCACCTATTGAATGTGTTTATTGTGGGGTGACGTTTACCCCCACTCAAGGGAAACATAAGTGGTGTACTCCAAAATGTAGGAAAGATGATGAGTATAAGGCTCACATGTTAGATTATTATTGGAGGCTCAAAAAATTATTAGCTATGGCTAAAAACAGAGCTTCTACTCAAGAGATACCTTTTGAATTAGATCACCAATATCTCGTGGATTTATGGGAGTATCAAGAAGGTAGATGTTCAATCAGTAAACAACCTTTTGACTTAAGCCCTCCTAATAAGTATTCAGTTAATCCTGATGCACCATCATTAGATAAAATAATTCCAAGATTAGGGTATATTAAAGGTAATGTCCGATTAGTTTGTTATCAGATTAATATGGCTCTAGGTGAATATGGGGAAGACCAATTGATAGAGATGTGTAAAAGGATTGCATTCCGATGATGAGCGATAAAGTCGCTGAGATTAAGGCACTAGCTGCTCGTGATAACGAGAGTGCATGGGTAGGTAATCTGTGGGATACTTACAATAACCAGCGTGCCGATAAAATTCAAGATTGGATTGAACTTCAGTCTTTTATTTTTGCCACAGATACTACAACTACGAGTAATGCTAGACTTCCTTGGAAGAATTCTACTACTCTGCCTAAGCTTACACAAATCCGAGATAACCTACATTCCAACTATCTGAGTGCCCTTTTCCCTAATGACAAGTGGCTACAGTGGAAGGGTTATACTCGTAAAGATAATAGCCGTAAGAAGGCTAAGACTATTACAGCGTATATGGAAAATAAGACACGAGAGAGTCGTTACCGTCAAGAAGTGAGTCGTATGCTGTACGATTATATTGATTTTGGTAACGCATTTGCTACTGTTTCATTTGAGAAACGTTATAATACGAAGAAAGATGGTTCTAAGGTAGCTGGTTTCATCGGCCCTCGTGGCCATCGCATCAGCCCACATGACATCGTATTCAATCCTCTAGCTTCTACGTTTGAAGATACATTCAAGATTATTCGTAGTGTCAAGACACTTGGAGAGCTAAAGAAGATGGCTCAGGATCAACCTGAGCAGGCATTCTGGTTGGCAGCTATTGCTTCTCGGATGGAACTACAGCGTAACTTAGCTGGCTATAGCAAAGAAGATTTTGACAAATCTATCGGTTTTAGTGTTGATGGTTTCGGTAGTATGTATGAATACATGATGTCAGACTATATGGAAATCCTCGAGTTCTATGGGGACTATCATAATGCTGTAACTGGAGAACTTTCTACCAACCGAATGATTACGGTTGTTGATCGATCTATCACAGTGCGTAATGAACCTATCGCTACACTTGATGGTCGAGCACCTATTCGACATGTTGGTTGGCGTACACGTCCTGATAATCTATGGGCCATGGGTCCTCTAGATAATCTTGTTGGTATGCAGTACCGTATCGATCACCTCGAAAATCTTAAGGCAGATGCTATGGACCTCGTTGTTCATCCTCCCCTAATGATTATCGGTGAAGTAGAAGAGTTTGAATGG